TTATGGGAGCTTCAATCGTAACAATCAACGTTCCAACTTTAGAATTTCCCAATATCGCAGTATATCCTCCATTAGCATTATAATTTGATGGTGTGGTCGATGGCGATATTACGATACGACCGTTATATGTAGATACCACACTAATTGAAGATTGTGCGATTGTAACAGTAGGAATAAATGTAGTTCCCTGATCTAAGGTAACTAACTTATATTTCATCGTCTGTGTGTCATCGACCGTAGGTTCAAAAATAGGAGTGTTTATTAGAGCAATCTCCTTTAGGTCCTCGGATGCCGCGTTTTCGTTATAAAGTCCATAATTTATTTCGTCGTCGGCTAATGCAAACGATGTTATTTGTAAGCTTCCATTTTTGGCTAGAAGTTCTCTACCTTTTTTTGTTAAAACTGCATCAACTACGATGGATTTGTTGTCTAAGTATGCCATATTTTAATTAATAAATAGTTCAAAATTTTATTTTTTATTATTTTTTATTTACAATCCTCTCCCACCAAATAACACATTTGGTTGAAAATCTTCTGGAATTCTATATTTAGTATATTGTTTTATAGTCGTGGTGGAATTTTCATTTATTAATTGAGAGCCGTTTAAGATTATTTCTCCACTCGATATATACAATTTAGCCGTATTAAATCTATTTTTGGTTTCTATGTCTATTACAGATCCAAGGTATGGCGAAGCAAATCTCGGTAGTTTTCTTAGATTTCCAAACCAAGGTAGAAGTTGTAATCTAGATATTGAAGAGGTGATCGGAGTTCCTATCACCGCTTGGCTAGTATCAATTCTAATTATTGGTTCTCGGTTATCGTTTCCAGATTCATTAATTGTTGTAAATCTATTTTGTCTACCTTTACCGAAATAACTCGGAGGTAAATCTACGTCAGCAAGACTGCCTGTAACATAATACAGTTCTTTTCTAAGCGATAAATTTTTTCTACTTATATGTGGAAAATTTCGCAGATCAGAAAGTATATTATGTGCAGAAGATGTTGTAAACGAACTGCCGCTATTAATTAATTCTACAGAAATAAAATCTTTAGTAACATTTGAAGACGTAATATTATCCGAAGAATAAGTCACAGTTTTTTTATTAATTTTACTATATGCAAAATATTTTTTTCCATCTACGTCAACCAATCCATTATGGTCGACAAATATATTATTCATATACAAATCAGGAACATCGGTTATAGATTTGTATCCGTCAAACGAATAATCACCAAACACAAAACTGTTTTTATATAATTTTAAGTCGACAATAGAATTTGTGAGATAACTAATAGTAGAACTATCTACGTCACCTAAGATATTAGATAATTGAATACTGGCAGTTAAAACGTGTAAATTGGTTATATTGACAGGTTTTTCTTCAATCCTATTTCTTTCTAAAATTGTAGGTTCTATTAACAGCCCGGTATAAACTTTATTTCTAGCGGGTAATAAGTTTTTAAGAGTATCAAAAATACTTCCGTCAACATACGTTTTATAAATTGTAAATAATTCGTTAAATAAAATTTTATTTATGTAATTTTCTCCATAATAATATTCTCTTAATTTCTCAAGCCCTAAATATTTTCTTCCAAAACGTTCTCTTGGATCTGAAATTGAAGAAACAATTTCATAATTTCCAAAAAAATCTAATATAGATTTATTTCGCTCATGAATGGGAGATAAAAACACCCCAATTTTATTAGTATCTACATAGTATTCATTCTTATTTTTATAAGTTTGAGATTTCAATGGAGAAAGAGTGCCATCGTATGTATATCTCACACTTTTATTTACTTTATCATTTTCGAATCTACTAGGACCTATTTCTGCTGTAAAATATTCGTTCCTAATATTAAATTCACGAGTCTGATGCGGAAATATAGAATATGATTCGCTTACACAACTTGACGTATTAAAACGATTGTAATAATTATTTCCCACTACATTATGAACGGCTGCATATATGTTATTATAACGTGGATTTACATTATTTACCTTATATCCGTCTTCTAAAAAAGAACCAGAAATAATATCTATCGGAACGCCTAAATTAAATCTAAACAAAATATCGTCGTAACTCGAAGACGGTTGGCCCTGATAATAAGAATTAAAATTTTTACATTTTGTATAAAAGTTCTCGTCTGAAATCGGGGTTTTTTGTATGGTAATTTTATCCAAACAACCATAAAACTTACTGAGTGAATATTGTTGCAACTCCGTAAATCTAAAGAAATCATTATAATCAAATTCTGTAACTAAATCGGTTATATCACCAACGTTACCAAAACTCTCAGAAATTACCCCTTGTAAAATGGCCTCTCTACTAACGATCGGTATGTTACTAAGTTCTGAAATTAAATCTATTTTTTCGTTTGGATTTCCAAAAGCCGTAATTGCACCTAAACTATTAAATTTTTCATTATATGATCCTGATAAATAAAAACTAAATTTTTTGTCAATTGGATCGACGCAAAATTCATTTTGATGTATGACTATATCATACTGAATAGGTAATATATTTTCATCTATAGGATGCTCAAATTTTTTTGAAGCCTCGTTTTTTCTTAATAAAATGTTCATTACTTCCCCGTTAAACATATAAAATGGAGAGGTTATATACACAACAGGCAAGAAATTTTTGTTTTTTATTACGAAGTATAAACTGCCTAACTTCTCGGTAAATTTTATGAACCCTAAAGAGTAAACCGGCTCGCCGAGATCGTTGAAAGTTCCGTGAATAGGAACAATCAGTCTGTTTAAATTTTTATATTTTTCTTTATCAATAAAAAGTTTAAAATCTATAGATTTATAGGGAGTTAAATTTTTAATTTCAACATACTCGTCGTCTCCACCAACAAACTCCAACAAATACTCTTTTTCATCTACCAAATATGAAGAACTTATTTCATTTTTTGTATAACCGCCGCCAAATTCTTTTACCAAAATCATATTATTTGGTATTCCATAAATTGAAAATATCTGTCTAAGACATTCTTCAGTTCCTTTAGTTTTGTAAATCGATGGTAAATTATTTAATATTCTTTTCCATATAATTTTAGTTTTTTTATCTAAAGATATAGAATTTTTTAAATCGGCCTTTTTAAATTTGTCCAAATAACATTCTTCAATCGATGCATTTTCTAATATCCCACTTACATTTGGAGGCGTATCAAACCCAAAGCTAGAAAGAATATGATTTATAAAATCGGATGAAATTCCCGTCGAATAATCTTCACCAACTTTTTTATAAATCCCTATGGATGATATGTATAAATAAATGTTATCAAAAGTATGTCCTATCATACTTAAAAACTTTAAGTATTCGTCATTATTTTCATTTAGGTAGACATATTCAGGAGTATTATTTATGAGTGAGTCTCTATTATTTTTATCATAATACGTTGAATCGTTTAATAATTGATCCACGAAATCGGAAGAAGATTTATTTGTTTTAGATTCCGTAAACTTTTTTAAAGTCGAATTATATATAAATTTATTTGTATTATAAAGATATGATTCGTATCCATCAAATCCAGAATATATTTCATCGATCTCTTTATTATTGTCTTCAATTTTTTTATGAACGTTAAATTTATCATTTACGGATGATCCACTGGAATCTAACGATTTCAATTTTTGATTTTCTTCATCCAACAAAGTTTCTTTTATTATTTTATTTTGAAATATTTTAATACGTAAATTTGCTGAAGAAAACACCACAAAATTGCTAAAATTTGTATAATCGACATTTACATTTTTAATTTTTTTAACCGTGTTAATTTTATTGTTATCAATTCTGTTTAATTTTAACTCGTTATTATTAAAATATTGAGAACCGATAGTTCTAGTTGACGGCTCATTTATGTCTATATTAAAATTTGGCCGAGTCAGTTTTATAGTTGATTTAATCGAATCAGTTTCAAAATTAATTATTTGAAAGAAGGGGGTATATGAATTATTTGAAATTTCACAAAAATCTCCTGCGTTATAGTTATCTGGAATCGGATCTTTTAATTTTACTAAAAACTCATCATTTTGAATTTTCGAATTCAAAATAAAAAATAATTCATTTTCTTTAAATTTTATTGTATTTTTTAGTGGCGATTTAAATTTTGATAAATATTGTAATTCGATTGAATTTATTACATATGTTAAGAATTCTGACATTATAGTTGACACATATCTAAAAGAATCAACATACTGTTGTTTGGATTGTTTTGATATGTTAACATTTTGATTAAAAAATAATAATCTTTTATTACAGGTAAAATTATTAATGTTAGAAAAAATTGTTCGTGTATAATCAAATGTATTGATAAATTCGTAATTAAATTTGAGATAATTTATTATATAGTCTTTAATACCTAATAATTTTTTTTGTTTTCTTAATGTAGCATCATAATAACTTTCTCCATAATAGATCGAACGTAGTATTCCCATTACACCATCATCGTCGACTAAGGAAAATAAAAATTTCAAAGAATTTATCTCAGTTTCATAGTTGTCTTTTGTTCTTGAAAAAATCTCCGATAAACTAAATGAATTCAAATAATATTCAAACTCGCTGCACAATTTTTTATTTATAAAACTTTTTTGTTCTAACGCTAAAAATTCGGTATTTAATTTAAAAATTTTACTATCAACTTCTCCTTCAAACTGTATAATGGCGTTATTATCTTTAAAATTTCTATTGTATACAAATAAAGTGTTGGGAATATCTTCCGTAGCGTCTAAAATAATTTGTTTTGTGGATTGTTTATATAATATATTTTTAACATAATCTGAACCACCACTAAAAAATTTTCCATCTTTAGTTTTACTAAATCTAACTATATTTATATCTTGATTAGTAAAATTTAAGTTATAAACGGTTCCTTTTTTTATTTTTATCTCTTGATTACCATTAAGCAATATTTGATTACCATTAAACGTAACAGATATATCATTTATCACACTTTCATCTGCGAAGTTTTTTATGAATTTTATTTCTTTTCTAGAATTACTTATTTCTTTGATGATTAATGGATTTTTTTGAGAAAAAAACGGAGACGTCGGCGTAATCGATAGATAAAAATTATTATTTGTAACAGACTGTGAATCTATAATATCTTCTATCGAAATCAATATATTTTTGTTTAAATCTTGAATTAAATTTGATTTGATGGGAAAATAATAATCCTTAAATATATTTCCATCGACGTCTTCATAATCATAATATACCTTTAAGTTAGATGACGATCCCGTTATTTCTCCTGAAGAAATCAACTGTTTTTGAGAATCAAAAATGCCCACCGAAATTAAATCCGTGTCTTGTTCTCCAAAGAAGTATTCCCTAGAAGAACTCAGAGATAACAATTCCGAATCTTTTAGAGATAAAAAACTTATCTGATTGATTTTATCGGATGACTGTGTAATAATACTCAACATATTAATAACTATTAAATATATTTAATATTTTTGGTATTATTCTGGAGTTTCTAAAGAAACATACGGAAAATCTTCGCTAAAATCCGTTGCACTTTTACCTTCGCCGTTTAAAATTCTTAATTCAATTATAACATCTTTTATAGCTAGTTTTTCTGCGTTTTTTGCATCTTTTTCCGCCGTCGATTGATTTGCAACTTCTAATTGGGTTTGTAAGTCCACAACCTGATTTTCCAAATCAGTAATTTTTTCATTTTGGGCAGCTAAAGTAGTGTTCGATGAATCTGTTTGTTCACGTGTGACAAATTCTTCAAATTCTATAGGAAAAAATTTCAATATTTTTTTGTTATCATATTCTAAATTTTTTATGTCCACTTTCAGAAACTGTTGGTTTAATTTTGAGGAGTTAGATTTAAAAAATAAATTATCCACAGAATTAAAACTATGCGTATAATTCAATAATCCGTTTCTAAACGTTTGAATATCGTTTCCAAATTTATTTATATCGGCCATATCATCTCACAATTTTAAAAATGTCTCCGTTATCGAATATCTGAATCGATCCGTCAGAAAGTTCAGTTTTTATTAATATTCTGTAATATCTTTCTTGCGGAAGTCCCGTGGTATCTAAGTAAAAATAATTTCCATTTTCGTCGCAACTTAACTTAGTATAAGTATCAAAATCAATAATTGATTCTTCGCTTTCATTATCTTTTATAGAATAGAAGCTAGATGTCGGTAAATATTTTGGTGTTAAATATGAAGTTTGAAAAGAAGTAAATTGTTTTTTTGGATTTTGTTCACGTGCAAAAACGGTAAATTTCACTTTTGATCCGCCTTTATATTCTTTTCTTAATCCTTTTATTGAAACCGAAATTCCCAAGCTAGATGTGATAGGAGATAAACTACCTGTGTCAAAAGTAAAATCCGACCATTGGACGTCTATGTATGGAGAGTATATCGTATTACTTTCTCTGCTAAAAAACTTTAAATTGCTAGTTGCTTTGGGGTTTAGCTCATCCGAAGTTAAAATTATAAGTCCCTCATTAGGTATACATCCACATATCCACGCTTGACATATTTTTGTTATATCCAATTGAATATCAGATTTTGAATATTCAAATGACTGTGTACAAATATAACTAGCTCCAGAAATATTTGCACAAAAACTTTGTGAATTATTAACTATGTCGGTGGGCGCAGAATAATACCATGTTCCACCACCTTTAGTAAATGGTGCGGTAGAAGCGGAGTTTAAATAATCTATTCCCGAAATATCCGACTCCATATCAATATTTGAATACCAAACACTTGAAGTGTCCGGATATTTTCTATATTTCCAATTGACTCCTGAATTTCCACCGCCTGCCGCAAAAGTGCCTATTCCCATATCCCAACTTTGACTTATAGGGAACGCATAGATTTTATAATCCAACGGAACCTCCGTAGATTCAATAGTTTTTAAATTTAAAATAAATCGAGGATTAGATATATATCCTGAAGAAATAGAAGCACTTATAGAACTCAAATCAAATTTTAAAATAGACCTTTTTAAAAAAGATTTAAAACTTGTCAAATATCTGTTTACAACCTCATAATAAGTTCCTGAAATATATCCTGTAAGAATTCCTGAAAAATTTACTAAACTTCCAGTGTATCCACACGCAGAACCTGTAAAAGAACCTGATAAAGTTCCTGAAACACACGCACTTCCTGTCACGCCTGTAAAACTATCTACTGTAAAAGTTAATGCCATATTTATAAGTATAAAATTTAATCTATATTTTATTGAAAATAATAGAAGTCCTCAGGACCAGTAATCGTAATTATATTACCATTTTCATCGGTAACAATATTTCCATAATCGTCAACTACATTAACTGGCTCACAAATTCCGCCGGGTTGATTGATAGATACACAATTTATTATACCACTTACGGAACCAGACGCACAGTGAATACTTCCTGTAAAATTTCCAGTAAAATTGATTAAATTTTCTGAAATTAATTTATTTGAAAAAATTGATTGTAAATTAGACTTTTCATAATTAAAATCCAATTTGCTTACCGCTCCAATTTCCAAAAATTTATCCAATGAAAAGTTTTTATCAAACAAAACTTCATCGTTTAATATAAGCGTGTCTTTTTTACAAAAAATAAAATGGTGCATATATTTAACACGTATGAACATCCTCTATATACATCCCACTGCCAGATACACTTCCAGAAACAAATCCGGATCCTGTAATACAGCCGTTAATGTATCCATAAAAATTCAAAACAGAAAGTCCTATTCGTTCTCGTGTAGAAGATATTTGCGCTGAAGAGGTATATACAAATGTTCTAATAGATCTATGAACAGATTCAACTTCTAAAATCTCGTCTCGACCAAAATTTTTCAAGATATAATCCGCATCATTCCAAATAAAAGAGTCTGAAGAACAATGTATAAATTTATGCATTATAATGTCCTTCCCTTGATATCTATGTCCGGATTTTTAATCTCAAAAATAGCAGGATCAATAGGAGGATATATTATTTTATTTTTAGTGGCGGATTTCAAATCGTATTCACAAATTGAATAGCCGGAATCGATTATATTAACAATCTCTATATCTGCCACAGATTGAACTCCTTCTATTTTTGCAATTTCCAACTCCAACTGATTTATATTTATTGGTTGAGAAATTTGCCACAAATCAATATTAAAAAAATTCTTCACCGCATCGATACAGTTATTTAATACTTCTTTTTTATTATAATTAGAATATGTTAACAATGTAAAATTTACTCCTATATTAATAATAAACGCGTCGATAATATTAATTCTATCAGATAACATTCTATATCTGGATAGATAATTTCTAAGATTGTATGTCAGTGCTTCATTTGCTACTTCTAAGTTTTTATTTTCATTATATGTTAATACATATAAATTTA